ATTACGAACATTGGTAAAGTCAGTGTTGACGGAACGATGGCAACCAACTTTGTTATTTCGTTCAACTCAGCAGGCACTCGTAGCGCGATCACAGCGGACGTCTCACACCTGATTCCGACCACATCTGCTCTCATTGATGAAAGGCTATCAGGAGACGCAACGACCAACGAAATTCAAGAGTTGCAGCTTCGCCTTGCGCCAGCTGTTTACCAGCCGACTTGGACTGATCTAGGAACAGCATTGACGGTTAGCGTTGCCACGACCTTAACCGGCTCCACACTGCAAAACGAAGTGCAGCGCATCTCGTTTTCTCGTCCTCCATACCAAGGGAGCTATCGAGTAACCGTCCCGACCTATAACGTGGACATCACATCAACCGTAACAGATGGCGTTTTTATCACGTCAGCAAATCATGGGCTTTCGCTTTCTCAGCCAGTTGTATTGACGGGATTCACGGCCTTGACCGGATATACCGCAGGAACTCAATATTTCGTTCGCTCAATTCCACAGACAACGCAGTTTTTGCTTGGCGTAACTGCGGGCGCCGTAGCAATCACAATCGGCACAGGCACGGTCACGACTGGCAGCATCGCGACTACGATCCTACGGCAGACCGATCCCCTCGACGCAACAACAACAGCATCCGCGCTACAAATTGCATTGCAGTCGCTTGATTCAATCGGAATAAACAACCTAAACGTGACCGGAATCCAAGGCAGTTATTTCGACGTAACATTCGGCGGGAATAAAGGTTTTTCGGATCTGCCAACGCTCCAAGTGCAGAGCGGCTTGAGCGCGACGCCCGGCAAGACGGCAGCGGTCAACTTCTCCACGTTCGGCGTGCGCGACTATTTGCTCAACGCGACGAATGCAACAGCCGATCTTGAGATCGAACTAACCCAATCTGGCGAACGCAATACGATCATTCTTCAATCATGCACCTTGACAGAGGAACTCATAACACAAGCCAGCTTGACGTAATGGACAGCCACGCTTTCCACACGCTTGTAGGAACGTCCGCACCCGCTGCCGCTGTATTGATCTCGTTCTCCGAGGTCGAGGCATGGCTTCGCATTCTTTCGCTCTTGATGGGAATTTGCATCGGTGCGGTATCGCTGTATAAAATGACCAGACCAAAAAAACCATGAAAACACTACTCGCAAAATTGAAGGAACCGTCAACCATTCGCGGAATCGCTATCATTGGAGGCGTTGCCGGTCTAAGCCTAGAGCCAGCAAAATGGGACGCAATCGGCGCGGCAGTTGCCGCAATAATTGGACTTATCGAAATCTTCCGCAAAGAAAAATGAGCGCAAGAACCATCGCGCTTTGGATGATTATTCTCTCCTTCGCGTTTCTTGGAATGGCATTACTGACTTCATGCGCGGGATTCAATAATCCGGCGATATGCGTTAAAACGGATTACGGAACATTCTGCTACGAATTACCGGATATCCAAGGCTTGAAAAAATGACCTTTGACGAACGCTCGGAAATCCAACTTGCAACGCTTCACCCCGAAGCTCAAAAGGCCGCACGCGCCTTTCTAGGCGTTGCGAAGACTATTGCTGCAAAGGTCGGATGTGACGTTAAGATCATCAGCGGGACTCGTAGCTATATGGAGCAAGATGCTCTCTACGCAAAGGGCCGTACAACGCCAGGGAAAAAGGTAACGAACGCTGCCGCCGGTCACTCAAATCACAATTTCGGCATTGCTTTTGATATCGGCATCTTTAGAGGCAAAGAGTATTGCGGAGAACATCCGCTGTATAACGAACTCGGAACGCTTGGTAAAAGCCTTGGCCTTGAATGGGGAGGTGATTGGAAATTTGTTGACGAGCCGCACTATCAGATCCGTCCGCATTGGGCAAAGGGACTGACCGAGCGCGAAATGCTCACCATCCTCCGCACTAGAGTATCTAAAAAAATAGACATCCTCGCTTGAAAAAAAAGAGACAACCGACGGTTGAATCAGAACGCACCGAGGCACTCGCAGAAGCAAAGCGCATCCTGTCGGAGCATTACGATTGTGGGCTGACCATCGTATCGTGGGAGCAAGGCGGGGAGACGATGCATGGGGAGTTTGTATTCGGCAACAAATATGCCGTGGAAGGACTCGCGAGCGATTCATTCAGCATTTTATTCCCAGACTTGGAAGAAGAAGAGGAGGAAGACGAAGCATGAAAATGACATTGGAATTTGACGAAACAGAGCGATACGAGCACGAAGTGGCCTGCAAGGCACTTGATATTCTGATCTTGGTGGATGACATAGACCAAGAGCTTCGATCCGCTTTAAAGCACGAATGCGGAGCGTTTGCGAAACTCGACGAGGATACGATGGAAGCCGTTCGCGCTTGGATATGGGAACAACGTAGCGAACGCAATATTCCAGAACTCAAATGAAAGGCTGGAAAAAATGGATGGCGGTCGGATGCTCTCATGGCGATCAGATCGACGCAGATGCACGCAAGGCCGTTCTTATGTTCAAAGAACGCTGGAAACCGGACACGACCATCCATCTAGGTGACTTCCTGGACTTAGCCGCCTTCAGGTCTGGCGCTATCTCAGACCCTAATTCAAGCGACCGCGCTGCGAGTATTTCGGACGATCTTTCCGCCGGTATCGATTTCCTGCATGAACTAAGGCCACAGCATATTTTATATGGGAACCACGAAGCCCGACTCTACAAGCTCGCATCTTCTCCTAACGCGCTTGCGGCTCACGCCGCAACGCTCACCATACAAGCCATTGAGAAGACCGCGAAGGAACTAAAAGCGCGTCTGTATCCGTATCACATTCGCTCATATTTCGAGCTAGGTGGATGCAAGTTTATCCACGGGTATATGTATAACGTGCAGGCCATCCGCGATCATGCGGAGACCTATGGCCAATGCGTATTGGCGCACCTTCACCGCGTAGGCTGGGAACGTGCTCGCACGCTTGACGGGCCGTCGGGCTATTGCGTCGGGATGCTTGCGCGTTTCGACATGGAATATGCCTCGACACGCCGCGCAACATTCGCTTGGTCGCAGGGCTTCGCTTACGGATATTACAAAGACAACTCAATAAACATTAACTTATGCGAACGAAGACAAAACAACCCTTGGCTCTTGCCGATGTAACCAAAGCCTGGGACGCTTTCTACGAAACAACCAAAGTTGAAAGCGAGAAAGACCTAGCCAAGCAAGGCTGGAAGAGCATCCGCGCTATTTCGGACGAGTCGAAATTAACGGTCTCATCGATAAACTGCCGAGTTGAAACGGCGGTAGGGAAAGGTCTTCTCGAAATGCGAAAGGCGATAATAAAAACGAATCAAGGTATCCGCGAGGTAAATTTATACCGCCCGATCTCAAAATAAAAAAGCCCGCAGAAGTGCACGGGCATTGGTTGCGCTGATTTGTAAAGACTTTTCTCAAGAATTATTTTCGCACTTCGCGAAAATTTTTCTTTTCATCTTTGCGGAGATGGATGAGAGTTTGCACATCGAACGAGACGAACTCGAACGAAGAAACCAAAACAGAAAACGAAAAATGGAAACAACGAAAACAATCAAAGCCGGTCAGACCCTCACAGCTCGCAGCATTTGCGATTACAACTGCATCTATAAATTAGAAGTGTTGAGCCGCAAGGGAGCATTTGCAGTCATTAAATGGATGAACAATGAAATGCGCAAAAAAGTATTGATTGATTCAGATGGGTGCGAGTTCATTATGCCTGAGCGTTACAGCATGGCTCCAGTTTTCAGAGCAATCTAACACTAACTAAATATATGGAACCACTAACATTTATCGCCATCTTCGCCACCTGCATGATATGCTCGTTCATCGGTGGATACCTAATAGGCAACATCAAAGCAACCTGCGAGGCCGAACAAACTCGCCGCTGGTGGATGAACCGCCAGATCAAACGGGAGCGCCGGTAATGACAGCTGAAGAGCTACATGACGCGGAATGCCAATTCACCCGAAACTTATTGTGTGGGATGATCCAGCAAGCGGTTTACGACATAAAATGCGAAAAGGTATTTCAGACTAAGCAACTAAATGAAGCTCAAGAACTCGACAGAGAATCAGCGATTCATTTCATAAAATCAAAAGCATTCCAAGGTATCTGCGATGTTCTTTCACTCCCAGCAGACAAAATTAAAACAAGCGCACTAAAATATGATATTGGCATTAGATCCGGGGACAACACACACCGCTTTTATTCAACTCGACCAAGGAAAGATAGTTGACCACGGCCACCTTCCAAATGCCGAGATACGCCAAATTCTCATCGGTCGCGAATACGACCGCTGCGCTTGCGAGATGATCGCCAGCTACGGAATGGCGGTAGGCGCAAGCACATTTGAAACTTGTGTCTGGATCGGTCGGTTCATCGAGGTTGCGAGAGTGGATGTCGAATTGATCTTTCGTAAAGACATTAAACTTTTTCTCTGTGGGACGATGCGAGCAAAAGACGCCAACGTGCGTCAGGCATTGCTCGATCTCATCGGGCCGCAGGGAACAAAGGCCAAGCCGGGGCCAACATACGGCATCAAATCCCATTCATGGGCGGCACTCGCTGTGGCCGTTTACGCAGCACAACAAAAAGGAAAATAGAAATGAAATACAAAATAGAAAAAAACATACCGATGCCTGAAAAACAAACAAATCAATGCGAATATCCATTTGCTGATATGGAGATAGGAGACAGTTTTTTATGTAGAGATAATGATAAGGCGCGTTTATCAGCAAAAAGATTTGGATATAAGGTAAAAACAAAACAAGAAAAAGAAGGATATCGAGTTTGGAAAATTGCATAAACATATGAAAATAACTAAAGGAAAACAACAGCGAGCTCAGCGCGTAGTAATATACGGCGTCGAATCCGTAGGTAAATCAACATTCGCGGCGCAGTTTCCTAAGCCGCTATTTCTCGATATCGAGGGCGGAACTAGCCACCTGGACGTTGACCGCTGCGAGATAAGCACATGGAAGCAATTAACCGATGCCTGAAAAACAAACAAATCAATGCGAATATCCATTTGCTGATATGGAGATAGGAGACAGTTTTTTATGTAGAGATAATGATAAGGCGCGTTTATCAGCAAAAAGATTTGGATATAAGGTAAAAACAAAACAAGCAAAAGAAGGATATCGAGTTTGGAAAATTGCATAAACACATGAAAATAACAAAAGGAAAACAAACCCGCGCCCAGCGCGTAGTCATCTACGGAGTGGAGAGCGTAGGGAAATCAACATTCGCGGCGCAGTTCCCCAAGCCGCTATTCTTGGATATCGAGGGCGGAACTAGTCACCTGGACGTTGACCGCTGCGAGATCAGTACCTGGAAGCAACTCACGGACGCCCTAACAGAAGCCAAGGCCACGGACTATAAGACCATCGTAATAGACTCGGCAGACTGGGCAGAGCGCCTGTGCGTTGAAGACTTGCTCGCCAGCACCAAAAAGACCAGCATCGAAGACTTCGGCTTCGGCAAAGGATGGGTCATGGTCGCAGAGCGCATGAGCCGCTTCCTGTCATCCGTCGATCAACTCATCGATGCCGGCAAGAACGTGGTAATGATAGCACATTCCAAAATCGTCCGCTTCGAGGCTCCAGATGCGCTCGCGGCCTACGACCGTTACGAGCTAAAGTTAAGCAAGCAATCAGCGCCGTTGCTCAAGGAGTTCGCTGACGAGCTTTGGTTCTTAAGGTTCAAGACAAAGGTAAGCACGACCGACTCCGGCAAGGGAAAGGGCATTGGCGGCAAGGAGCGCATCATCTTAACGACGCACAGCGCCGCATACGATGCAAAGACGCGCAGCGGCCTTGCGGAAGAACTCCCTCTCGAATGGGCATCGGTCGCGCACTTGTTCGAAGCTGTTGCAACTAAACAGCCAGATCATATTGTTGAAGCCGACGAAATGGTCGGATGGAAAGCACGGCTCGCAGAGCATGAGGGCGCCGTAAATCAGTTTCTCATCGGGCGCGGCGTCCTGACAAGCGAACAGACTTGGCGCGATTGCGCTCCGGAATACCTGCACCGCGTTGCGCTTCGGGTGGATCAGTTCGTCAATACGGCTATCGAATGGAGGAAGTCAAACTCGTGACAAATACAGCCCATTATTTGTCACAAAATAAATTGAAATAATATGAGCAAAGAAATATCACCTAGCACGCTGCCAAAACTCGCCGAGTGCGCTCTCTTCGAGGGCGCAGGCGGATCTAGCGCGGCGGCAGAACGCGGCACGGCAATAGATATTGCAATCCGTGATATCATCACCACCGGCGAAGGAGATCAATCCGATCCGACTATCCGTTTCGGAGTCGAACAACTCAAGCGCCTCGCGCGGCATTCATTTATCGAGACGCGAGAAGAGTATCTCGCAATGGCAGTCCCTGGACTCAGCAAACTCGGCACAGCGGACGCAGTCTGCAAAGAGCAGAAATGGGTCGCAGATATCAAGACAGGCCAAGTGCGGAACTACCGCGAGCAACTCGCGGCCTACGCTCTAGCTTGCATGGAGGACAATTTCGAAACGTCTTGGACTGCGCACGTCATATATGTCGATCAAAAGATGATTCGTAGCTATGACTTTAGTTACGAGGAGGCATGGCAGATCACTCAACGTACTATTGCACGAGCAATAAGCGCGGAATCAAAGCCGACGCCTTGCGAGTATTGCAGCTGGTGCAAGCACTACAATAACTGCCACGCCATCGTGCGGCAGGCTGAGAGTGCCATTGCTCTTATACCAGAGGCAACCGGCAACAGTATCGAGGCGATAAAGGATCGCATCCTTGCCACGCCGGAGTCACTAGGGTCTTTTATTCGCGAATGGAAGCTGGCGGAAAAGGAGATTGCAGAGCCTTTGCTTGGTCACCTTAAGACCCGTCTCGAAAGCGGGGATGAGGTTGCCGGCTGGAAACTAACAAGTGTAAGCGGTCGCAAGTTTGTGGAAACTGAAGCTATCGCAAATGCGTCCGAAGGTATCAGCAAAGAGACACTAATACTTGCAATGGGTGGGAAGCTATCGGAGAAGAGTTATATCGAGTTTTGCGCTAACAACGGCGTGGAACCAGATACAACGGCGATAAAAACTGGAGCGCCAACAACACAACTCAGACAGACTAAAATCAAATGAAAACTAATGAAATACATAAGGACTATAAAATAGAGTTAGCAAATGCCGCTGCAATTATTATGAGCGGGTTATTATCAACAGGCCATTATACTCATATAAGAGACCCAGAGAATGGAATGGTATTAGACACTTATGATAATGGGGAAGATTGGAAAGAAAATGGATTACTTGTAAAATTTCAATATGAAGTATTGGATGATACGAAAGCGTTATTAAAAGATTTAATCCGTGAACTTGAGGCAGATTTTATAGAAGACTGTATAAATCAATCTAAAGGATAAATAATTTCCTCGCCAACCTACAAAGGCCCGTCCCGTAGGTGCAGGGGCAAAGGGGGTTGGCTGTGCCCCCAAAAACCACAGCCCCAATTTTTTATGAATCACCCCAAAACAAATAAACCAACAACAACAAAATAGAAAACAAAATATGCCAACATACAAAGCAAGCGAACCTAAACAAGCGGCAGTCTACTACGTCGAGCCGGGAACCTACGAAGTCGAGATCATCAAGGCGGTCGAGAAGGTTTCCCAAGCCGGAAATCCAACTATAAAACTCGATGTAGCCGTCATTCTTGAAAATGGCACGACAGGGCCTACAATGTGGGAACACTTAACATTTACGCCAAAAGCAGGATGGAAGGTAGACCAAGTGCTCTCAGCTATTGGTAGGGCCGTTATACCAGGAGAAGACGTCACGGTTGAAGCTGAAGACCTAATTGGTGAAAAGGGTATTTGCGTCATTGGCGTAGAGCCGGGGCAGACCAACCCAGACCACCAATTCAACTGCATTGAGCGGTGGCTATTCGGTGACGAGAAAACAAAATGGCTCGGTAACCGGTTCAAGTCAGCGGCCAAAACCGACAAGCACATCGTTGCAAAAAGCAACGGCTACGTTGCTCAACCACAAGACGAAACCGACGATATTCCGTTCTAAGATGAATGGATCTCTCTCACTCCGGCTTGTTCTTTGCATGAATGACTGCCCTATTGGCTTGCGTCTCGAAAGGGGTGATCCATTGCCAGTTTACCAGCATACATACGACGACACGCCGGAGGGGAGAGCACTCGCTCAAACCCATAAAGAAAGAATCGAAGAATATGTTCGACGTCATAACAAGGATGTTAAATCACGCAAGACTTGTTAAAGAACAGATGGCTGATCTTGAATTGCTTGTAGAATTATTAAACATTCGTATCGAGTCGATCACAGAAGAGAACGAGCGACTCATTAAAGAAAACAAGGCACTTCGCCAATTTCTATCCGGACAAGATGAATAACCAACAAGAATGGCGCGGGTATCCGCTCAGGTGTTGGCCGAACCACCAAGACGACTGTTATCGATGGGACTACGAAATCCTAATTGACGGGAAGTGGGTCGAGGTTGTAACGCAGGCAACTCGGTGGATCGAGGAAGAGGCTGAGGAGGCGCTGCAAAGGTATTTAAAAAGGAAAAAATAAATATTAACTATATATAATAAGATGATAAACATAACAGAAAATGGTGGTAAAATTTGTGGACATACTAGATTCACGCTTCATCTTGGAGATTTGTTTCTAGATTCAAGATACTTCAATACAAAGACGACTTACCAAAATTGTGAGGAAAGGCTATCAGGGGCACCGAGAATTTTAGAAATTGCATCCGATGATCTTAGGAAATGTAAAGGGGAATCTAACTTGCCTGATGATTTTATTTTAACCGGCAACTACAAAAGGAAGTGCGAAAGAATTGGTAGAGCTGTGCCACCTCTACTAATGAAAGCAATAGCAAAAGAAATTGAACAAAATATTTTAAACAAAATAATCAAATGAATATACCTACTAATTGGACTTTTAAAGATAGCGAAATTGCAAGCGAGTTTGATTCTCATGTGAGAGAACAGCTGCCCTGGTATGAATTGGCGACAAACATGGTTTCAATTATTGCAAAAAACTACATATCAAATGATGGCATCATTTATGATATTGGAGCAAGCACAGGGAATATCGGCTTGTCTATGCGCGAAGTTATAAAATCAAGGAATGCAAAGTTGTTTGCAATCGAGCAAAGCTCCGAAATGGCAGCCTTGTATAATGGAGGTGGAAAGTTAATAATCGGGGATGCTTGTGAATTTCAATATGAGAGGTTTTCATTAGCGGTCTCATTTCTATCATTGATGTTCATTGATATAGAGAGCAGAGTTAAATTGATTAAAAAATTAAAAGAGAATGTTAAGATGGGCGGAGCAATTATTATTGTAGAAAAAGCCAACCCACCAAACGGATATCTTGGAACTGTATTAAGACGATTGACAATGGAATGGAAAATTGGGAATGGTGCAACCCCAAAGGATGTAATCAATAAAGATATATCACTAGCAGGTGTTCAAAGGCCAATTAGCGATGAACTTGATGATGATTTCATTGAGTTCTTCAAGATGGGCGAATTTTCTGGATGGATAATGGAGGGCAAAAAATGAATGACTACTGGAATGATCCGCCAGAACAAGAAGAAGTGCCAGAGTGTTGCGACAAAGTAATGGATGTAGATGATCACGGAAATTGCAAGTGCATTACCTGCGGCGTAATAATCAAAGCGCAAGTCGATCCTTTGCCTTATATAGATGAGGAATTAACATGATCCTATCCCCCGACTTCCCTGACCACTACAAGACAAAGATATTGCTACGCCTAGCCGGTCACGCAGGGGTATTTTCGCTCTTGAAACTTTGGTCGCAATGCCAGTTCAGAAAATGCGAGCGCATCGAAAAACCAGCGGCAATAGTCGCAGCTATTGCCGACTGGCAAGGCGACCCAGATCAACTCGAAAATGCGCTAATCGAAAGTGGCTACGCAAGGCGCGAAGGCGATGCTTTTATCCTGCATCAATGGCAAGATCAAAACAAGCGTTTATTCTCAAATTACAAAAATGGGAAGAAGGGCGGAAGGCCCAAAAATGACGCTCAAAAGCCTGCAAAAAAGCCAGTCGGAATGCGTCTGTAAATAACCCAAACGAAACCCAACAATAACCCAAATGAAACCCAACTCTAACCCAACACAAACCAATGGTGGTCTAGATAGATAGAATATCTATCTATTATCATAGATAGATAGGCTTCGCCTCTCTCGCTTAAGGCGAGAGGCGAGCCTCTAGGTGGAACAAAAGAAAATAAAAGATGGCAATTTTAAAACGAGAAGAATCAACAACAAGATCAGCAGTCCCAACCGCACCTTCGGCTGAGAAAGCGGCGATCTCGATCCTACTCCAAAACTACGAAGTCTTGGACGCCGCGAAGTGGGATGCGGATCTGTTTTTTGAGCACGCCAACCGCGCTTTGCTCGCAGCGGCCAAGGAGTGCCATCACGAAGGATTCAAGTCGGACATATTCAGACTTCAAGCAGTTTTGGAAGAAAAGGGCTTGATCTTCGACGTGGGGGGATACCACGGCGTCACCGAAGCGTTCGCAACTTATCCGGTCGGTAATATTGCTGAAGATGCAGCTAAAAAAGCGGCTTGCATTGATCTTGCTCTCGACTTTCGCAAAGACTTGCTCAAGGCACGTCGGTATCGCAAGGCGATGGCGAAGCTGAACGAGAGCAAGGACGATATCCGCGAAATGCGAGCGGATCTCAACGGCATCGCTCAACACTTGGCAGACAGCGATGAGGAACAAATTGGCGCTTTATCGCTCAAGCAACAATGCACAGAACTCTTGAGCGAACTCGAAAAGACAACCAAACCCGAACGCTTTCATACCGGCGTTACCGGACTGGATGAAAAGCTCAACGGCGGATTTGAGCGAGGAACGCTTGCAGTGTTCGCGAGCGAGACTTCGGGCGGTAAGTCTATTGCTTTGCTTCAAACTGCCCTGCACGGGGCTATAAACGCCAAGAATGGCATTATTTTTAGCCTAGAGATGAGCGCGCTTCAGGTCATCTGTCGTTTAGTAGCATCCAAAAGCGGTTGGCGTTGCGTTTCGCTTTACGAGAATCCGAACAAACAACACTTGGCTGGAATGCAGAAAGGCATCGCCGAAATATCGGCGCTCCCGATCACAATTCACGACCAGATCAGCGATATCGACACCATCGAAAGCATTTGTCGGCAACAAAAGCGCACGGCGTTGGACTGGATCGTAGTGGACTATATTCAACTCTGCTCACCGTCCGCCGACAGTAAAAGCGAGACGCGCGAGCAACAGGTGAGCGAAGTCGTTCGAAGGCTTAAATTGATGGCGCTGCATTTAAATATTTGCGTCTTGACCGCATCTCAACTAAACGACAAGGGCGAGCTGCGAGAATCGCGCGGCATCGGACATCATGCCGACTACGTCTTACATATTGACCATGCAAATAATCCAGACTCCGAAATTAAACTTATGAAAAACCGAAACGGCGAACGCCACGTCTCAGCGCCGGTTCTCATGCAAGGTGGCATCAGCCGCTTTGTCGATAGGGTGAAGACGAAATAGAATTTTATAGGCGAAGATACGTTGAAGTCGGACGCCTATAAAAAAGCCACTGTTTTTCTTGGTGGGAGCGACTCGGAGAATGCGCCCTTTATTCAGAGCCAAAAAACAAGATTTAATTTGCAAAAGAAAAAATATATGCGAACAAAGATATTCGATGCACGACCAAGCGCGAGACGCAGCGGAATACGACGAAGCCTCTTACATGCCGGATTTCTATTCGTTCGACGACCCGACAGCAGGCCATGCATTCCGCATGACGGCGTATCGGGAAGCATCGGAGAAACTCCTGGTTGTGCTGAACAAAACGATATCGTTCATGGCAGAACATGGTTACAGCCGAAGTAAGACGCTTTGGGCTGTTGCGTTCGCTTTAGGTCATCCGCTAACCGCTGGCATGAGTATGCTGGAAGCGGGGCGCGAACTGGGTTGCACCAAGCAGGCTATCAGCAAAATAGCAATGGACTTCTTGGACACGACCGGCCTACCGCCTTCGACATCACTCAAGAGCGAGGAAGCTCGCAATACTTACAGAAAAACGAACACAAACAAATATGGAACAAAACGAAATAACAGCACTCACCCTGCCAGTAATTGAGCAGGAGATCAGAACCGCTTACTCGGAAGCCAACGCGCTCGCAGTAACCGCAAAAGGCAACGCACGCGCAGCCGTGCTCCGCATGGCAGATTGCGGCCAGATGCTCATGGTCGCCAAAGACCATGTGCGCGGCAACCGCAACGAGTGGCTCGCATCGCTCGGCATTGATCAGGACAAAGCGGCCAAGGCAATTCACCTAGCACGCAACCGAGATCAGCTTGAGCTCGACTTGTGGCCGGCAGACATGGCCAAACTCGGAGCGCAAATGCTCGGCATCCTTCCGCCTCCAGGTTCAGCGGGTCGCGAAGAGAACGATCCCGAACGAACCACGGGCGCAAGCACGCATTGGTTGACGTATGCTGGTAAGTTGCAACGCTCGTTCACCGATCTGTTCACTCGCAAACCGGTGGAGCAATGGAGGGCGGATGAGCGTGAATCATTGAGGATTGCAATCAAGCCAATCGCAGAGCTTTACGAGAAATTGAAATAATGCAAAGCATTTATAAAAACTTAGTAGACTTCTGC